CATTTGTTAAGAAGCGATGCATTAGGAAGTGCATTAGGACTTACTATTAATGCAGCAGACATTACAGCTAAAGGCACTGGCACAGTTAGTTTAGTTACAAATAATGTCCTTGTTATTTCTTCAACTAATACTAGTAACAAAAAAGAAAGCAATTGGAATTCCCTTGCAGCTACAACTATTGATGCAAGTAATATTATTTCTGGTATTGTGTCTCCGTCTAGGCTTGCCAACGGTAGTGCTAATAGCGACACTTTCTTAAGAGGTGACAGTCAATGGGCCACAGCCGTTAAATCTGTACAAAAAGCATTAGGATCTAGTTTAACTGTTTCAGGCAGCGGCGCAAGTCCGTTCTATGGAGACATCACGCTTGATGTTATCAAAGCAGACAAGACAGGTGCCAGCGGAAATTACAGTTCAATTGGTGTTGCAGGATTTAACTTAGATCAGTTTGCTGTTGGTTCAGGTGATGAGATTGATCCAGGTCTAGTCTATGTCAAAGCAGGTGTCATAGATGCAGGAACATTAGATACTTATGATTCTAGTTATTTCTTAAATCCAAGTAACTTAACTAGCGCAGTGCCAGTTAACAAAGGCGGTACAGGGTTGTCGTCATACAGTGCCGGCGACATGATTTTTGCTACAGGTGCGTCAACAATCAATAGATTAAGCATTGGAAGAGCAAACACTGTGTTGACCAGTACAGGTACAGCACCGCAGTGGAGTCAAAGTTTAAATATTGCCAGCAACATTAACATAAATTCTGGTTACTTAGACACACCGTCTACAACTTCTGCAAGAGTATTTGACTCAACTGTTAAAGCAGTTAATATTGGAGGCAGTGCAACTAGTATTGCAATCGGCAACTCTACAGCAAGTGAAGATTTAGCGTCAAGAGTTATTTCTTATACTGCACCAACTAGCACTAACGTTATCGTTAACCTAGCACAAATTGTAAACAGTACTAACTTAGCATCCGTTAACGGATCAAGTGTGATTGACTTTTTAGCAACAACAAATATTAAAGTTGGAATGGCAGTTGGCGGAAGTCCAAGTGTTGCTGCCAATACATTAGTTGTTGGATTAACAAGCACAACCATTTATCTAAGCAATCCTTTAATTGGAGATTTGGGAACTAGTACTTCGCTAACATTTACTGAAACAACAACAAGTCTTGGTGTAAAAGTTGGTGATCAAATAACTATTGCAAGTTCAGGTGTTACCAACCTAAACGGTACATGGCCAGTTACTAGTGCTGGTCCAACTAGTACAACGTTTATTATTAGAACAGCACTAAACGTTACAGCAAGTAGTGTAGCAAGAGCAGGTACAATAGTAAAAGCTAACTCCTTACTAATTAGAAACAGAAACGTTGTAATTGGTAGTACAGAAGCAAGCACATCGCCTGTTTCAGCAGTGATTAAAGCAGAAAATTCTGTAGGTACAAACACAGCAGGCGCTAACTTAACGCTAAGAGGCGGATTGTCAACTGGACAAAACCCAGGTTCTAACCTATCAGGTAGTATTATATTTGAAACTGGTTCAACTGGTTCAACTGGTTCTGCAACACAAACTGCAATAGAAAGAATGACAATTGGTCAAGGACCGTTAGCTAACTTAGATTTGTATTCTAGTCGATCAACAGTTAATATGTTTAACTCGACAGTTGCAACAGCTTCTATGTTTGCTGAAGCAACTACACTTGCAATTGCAGACTTAGGAACTACAGCTAGAACTATTACAATAGCTACTGGTGCATCTGATGCATCAACACTTACATTTGGTGGAGCAGCAGCTACAAATACTTTTAAAATTCAAAGCACTGCTGGCGGTACAGTTAATTTAACAACTGATGTGACAACTGGTATTGTAAATATTGCAACTAGTGTAACAACTGGTACAGTCAATATTGCTACAGGAGGAGCATCAACTATTAATTTAGGTGATACTAGTGCAACTACAAGAGTAGGAACACTAAATGTTGGCAATCAAAACTATACTAGTGCAAGTCAAACAGCTAGTATTACAAGTGCAGCAGCGACAGTAATTGACACATTTGCTGCTGCAACATTTAGAAGCGGAAAATATGTTCTACAAGTCACTTGCACAGCAGGTTCGGATGTAAACAATTATCAAGTTAGTGAAGTATTAATGATACATAACGGCACTGTAAGTACACTAACTGATTACGGTGTAATTAAAACTGGATCAAATGAACTAGTAACTTATACTACAGATATCAGTGGAGGCAACGTAAGATTATTAGCACAGGCAAGAGCAGGACAAACTGTTACTGTACGTGTAGTAAGAAGTCTAAACGCAGTCTAATAAATATAAAAGAATGGTAGGTGCCTCCTACCATTCTTAACGGTGGAAAGGGAAACCGAACATGGCAACAATAGATTTCGTCGTCAAGAACGGCCTCGTAGTCAACGAGAATGCTGTTATTCTTGAGACAACAGATTCTTCAGATAAAGACTCAGGAGCTCTAGTTGTAGAGGGCGGTGTAGGTATAGAGAAAAAACTCTATGTTGGTACTGATTTAGCAGTTGGATCTAATACAACTTTAACTGGCGACCTAGCAGTTAACGGCGGTGACATTACTACTAGTCAAGCAACGTTTAATTTATTAAACACAACTGTTACTTCTGGTAATTTATTTGGCGCAGGAACCGCAGTTAGCATTGGCGCTGCAACTGGTACTACTACTATCAACAACGCCAGTACTGTAGTCACTGGTGATTTAGCAGTTAACGGTGGCGACATTACTACTAGTCAAACAACATTTAATTTATTAAACACAACAGTTACTACTGGTAATTTATTTGGTGCAGGCACCGCAGTTAATATTGGTGCTGCAACTGGTACTACTACTATTAAAAATACCGCAGTTACATTAGATGGTACAACACTTAATATAAACGGTACTAATCCTGCAATTGCAAGTTCAAATACTGGGACTGCTAGTATTTTCAATGCAAACATTGCAACAATTAATTTAGGACAAGCTGCTGATATCAGCATGGGCGGAACAGCAAAAACTGTTACTGTTCGAGGAGCATTTGCAGTTGATGGAAATACAACATTAGGTAATGCCAGCAGTGACACTATAACATTTAATGGAACGGTGTTAAATGTTCCTAACACATTAACTTTTACAGTAGACGATGCAATCAATAATAACATATCGTATCCGATTGAAGTAAGGCATACTACTACAGGAACACCCGCAGCTAACATTGGTACTGGAATTGAATTTATTACAGAGACTGCTAACAATAATAACGAAATTGGAGTAACTGTAGAAGGACAAGCTGTTGGCGTAGCTTCTGGCGCTGAAAATTTTGATTTTGTAGTTAGAACAATGACTAGCGGTGCTACCGCAGTACAGGCAATACGTGCCAATACTAATACATTTACAGTAGGCGCAAGTTCAACAGCAACTACAATTAATACACAAACTTCAAGTGCATTAACTATTACTACAGGTGCAACTGGTGTAACTGGTGTAGGAAATACTCTTACTGTTCAAGCTGGTGTTGGTGGAGTTACAAGTGGTAACGGAGGTGCGCTGTCTGTTACTGGCGGCGACGCATCAACTAGTGGAACTGGAGGCACAGCAACTATTAGAGCAGGAAATGCTACTGGTGCAAACATTGTAGGTGCCAACACAACTATTGAAGCAGGACAAGGAACTGGAACAGGACGTAGCGGCCATATTATATTTAGAACAGGACCAGCTGGCACAGCAGGATCTAGTAGAAATGCACTTTCTACTGTATTAACATTAAATGAATTTGGTTTAGATGTTCCTGGAGATATTGTTATCAACGGAAATTTAACAGTTAACGGAACAACTACTACAGTTAACTCAAATACCCTAAGCGTTGACGATAAAAATATTGAACTTGGCGCAACAGGCTCGGGAAATTTTAACGCAACAGCAACAATAACTGCTGGTTCAGCAATAATTACTGCTCTTTCAAGTACTGCTAATATTATTCCAGGATCGGCTATAGTGGCAGCGTCAGGAGTTGGAACAGTAGGAATTCCTGCAGGACTTCGTGTAGTTTCAGTAAACAGTGCCACACAAATTACTGTTAACCAAGCACTAACTGGTACTGGCAGTGCAGCTGGAGCAATATTAACATTTAGCGGTGCAACTGATTTTACTGCTGACGGCGGTGGTATTACTCTTAAAGGCACAACTGATAAAACTTTTAATTGGATAAGTTCTACAGGTCACTGGACCGGTAATGTTAATATTTCAGCGCCTGCACTAGTATCAACAGTAGCTACAGGAACTGCTCCGTTAACTGTTGCTAGCACAACATTAGTTACAAACCTAAACGCTGATTTGTTAGATGGTCAAAATGGCACATATTATTTAGATTGGACAAATGTAACAAACAAACCCGATCCGGTAGTTACTGTTACTCTAACAGGAGACGTAACTGGTACAGCAAATACAACGTTAACAGATTTAGCCAGTGGCACAGTATCAGTAGCTACAACTATTGCAGCAAACAGTGTAGAATTAGGTACAGATACTACTGGTAACTATGTTGCAAGTTTAGTAGCAGGTACAGGTATAAATGTTGGAGCAGCCGGAGAATCTGCTACACCAACAATTACAAACACTGGTGTAACAAGTGCAGTATCTGGAAATGCTATTATAGTTTCAGCTGCTACCGGTGCAGTTACTATAAATCACGCTGATACATCGACTGTTTCAGATGTTGCAGCAGCAACTAACCAGTTTGTTACTGGTATTACTTTTGATACTTATGGTCATGTACAAACAGTTACACGAGGTTCACCTTCTGGATTTTTAACGGCTGAAGCCGACACATTAGCAACTGTTACAGCTAGGGGCGCAACAACTAGTACAGCATGTACTTTTAACGGCAACGTAAATATTGGGGGCTTTGTTGCATTTGGTCTTAGTCCAACTGTAACAGCAGCAGGAACTACTCAAGCTGATGCAACACTCTTGACTAGTTCTATTAATCACGTAACAACAGTCTCAGCAAACACTGGAGTAAGATTTCCGGCTCCTACACTAGGCACAAGAATTATAGTGAGAAATGGCGGAGCTAGTGCATTAAGAGTTTACCCAAACGTAGGAGCTCAAATTAATACTGCTGGTAATAACGTAGCATTTACATTAAACAGCGGAGTTACGCTAGAATTTATTGCATTTAGTACAACTCAATGGTACACCGTTAACGCTACATTTGCTTAAATTAAACTTATTACATCAAATACTGTTTCAAGTTTATTTCTAATAACTTTGCTGCCAAAACTATTACGCAATCCTTGATGTAAAGGTTTTGGTGCAAAGTCTACTGTAGTCCATGCATAGGCTATGTGTTCATCACTAAGTACGGGAATAAACTCTTGCTCAACTACACACAAGTATGTGTGAAAATGAAATACGCTGTCATTGCTAACAAATGTTTCTAAAGGAATAGTTTTAAGAATTTTAGGAATAGATCCTATTTCTTCTTGTATTTCTCTTTTAAGACCTTCCCAAGGTGTTTCTTGAAACTCGTTAGTACCTCCAACTAGTCCCCAAGTTCCTTGATGCTTACCTCTAGCTTTTTGTAACAATAATAATCTGCGTGTAGCTTTGCTGTAAAACACAGCACCACTACAAACTATCCTGTCTTTAGAGTTCAAGATGCCATTTTCCTTTTCTGTAAACACCTTCAAAACTCTTGCCCCAACTTACACCATTCCATGCATATTGAGTGTTTGTAAAGATGTTTGTCAAATATATTATCTGATCTTTGTTTTCATCAGCACTAAAAACAACAGACCATTTGTTACCGTTCCATTCAATAACATCATTTTCTTCAGCAATAAAATCGCTGCCATCTAAGTTTTTCCATGCGTCTGGCCCGTCATCGTTTTTATAAAGTTCGTAACTGATTTCACTATTCGCTGGTGCAGGTGTATCAAGAACTATGATATAGTTTCCTGTTTCTGTGTTGTTAGGTACAGGAGAACTAAATGTAACAGGCGTACCGTCAACAAATACGCGAGTGTAAGAATCAACAATTTTGTTATACAATACATCTGTATTAATACGTTGAATACTATCTTCAGATGTAACTGTTTCTCTAATGCCTCCGCCAATATTGTCAACAATCAAATATCTAGAACCAGCAGCTAGTGAAGGTAATTTAGGATCATTTGGTCCTGTTTTCTTAGGATCAATAATAGCATCAAACGTACCTTCACTGGCACGATTGTTAGTTGTTAATTGTGTATTACTGGGATAAGTATCAGCATCCCAGTTAATAGATATAGAAACATCATCTAACGGATTTAGACTAAAGTAACCAACAACTTTGTTACCGTTGTCTAGTGTAATATAAATTTTACTTAGACCTGCACGATAAGTTCCAGTATACTTTTTAATAATATGTTCCCAGCTGGGATACTCACTGTCAAATCCTATTAATCTAGCAGTGTCTGACATAACTTCTATATCGTAGTTACCCGGAGAAACTATAAAAGATGTTAGTTGAGTTTGAGGATACGATTCGTTACCTGTTGGATCTACTCCTAGGCCTTCTACGTAACCTCCGAGAGGCGTAGATTTTTCAGTAAAGATATTAGAAATAATCTGAGTAATAATCCCTAATTTTTTAACTTTAGCAGGCGGACTTATCCAAATAGGGGTTTGTAAAGTTAACGTAGCTATATCAATATCAGTAGCAGTACCAGTTGGCACTGTTCTAGAACTCAGTGCTACGCCAGTCAAGTCTACAACACTTAAACTAGTCCAATCAATGTAGTTGTCAGTAGTCTGTATTTCAAGACTGGGATTAAACAACATCAATATTTGTTCAAGAACTTGCAATTTTTGATCATTGCTTGTGGTCCATATATCAACTTTAATAGTTAACTTATAAGGTGTAGGCATCAATCTTTCAATTGTATAGTTGTTTCCTTGAACGTTTTGATAACTGTTAGTTTCTTCGTCATAGGCACGTTCTCTTACATGAACTTTACCTACATAACTGCTGTCTCCAATTCTACTAGTGTCTAGTTCTAGTTCACTAAGATAGACTGCAATACGAGGTGCGCTTTGCACAGCATTATCACTATTTTGATTTAGAATATTAGCTACTTGTCTATCAGGGTCTCCATAGATTACAGGTATCCTAACTAGTGTCCCGTCTCCGTAACGAACACTAAAGTTACTCATTAATCTAATAATTTGTAACAAGTAACGGCGAATCTGTCCGTCATAAAAATAAGTTGTCATTATAAATCAGCCCCAGGTTTCTTTTTCAATGCCTTACTTAGTGCAACTTTTTCAGCAGTAGAAGATCTATATAGTCTATATTCAACTTTAGAACCTACAGCATAGTCTTCAGTTAAGTCAATAACTGCTTTTCCTAAGCCGTTAGCTGTAACTTGAGCTTTGATATAAGGACTGTCAGAAAGTGCAACTTCTGCATACATACCGCTAACAAAATTAATTGCGGTAATAATCTCATTAGTTGTAGAAGTAGTAATATCAGTAAGTAATAGATCAACACCAGTTTGATTAGCATTGTTGATAAATGAACCTTTCTGCGTCATCCTATTCTCAGTTGGAGTCATAGTCATTCTTACATCATCTTCACGCTTGACCCATCGAATTCCATCAAAGCGGAATAGTCTGTTAGGTAAAAAGTCTGTACGTAAAAAATAATCACCATCTATGGCATAGTTAGGAAAAGTTATTCCATGCCCGAATGCAGCGCCATTTTCAGGAACACCGTCGCCTACTAGATAGCCGGAATATCCTGTTCTTTTAGGTCTAGCATCTTGTCTTGCAGCATTAAGTCCTAATCCTT